CCAAGATGGCCGAAATGTGGAGAACATCCCGATTAATCGAGTTAATCTTGCTTATGGTGGTGGTTCTACCTTCTGGATCCAGTACAATGGGTCCACGCATACTGTTCCTCCGAACACCAGCACAGATAGCAAAATAGTCTTAAATAAAACCCCAACACACAATCATGAATAACGCTAACACCGCTCAGTTCGTGCAGTTGTTGAAGGGGGGGAAAGAGTATGAGGATTGGAATTCGCGTGATGATATACCCGCAGCAGATGGAAAGTTAGTTCAGATAGAGTATTCTGATGCGGATTTTTGGAGTAAGTTGACCACGATATACAGTCTCGATGATCTTGGACCGAGTGATTTGGTTGCAGCGTGGACTAGAATCAGAGAAAGTATCGATAATAGTACTATCTCTGAATCTATAATCGGAGAGATTTTCCGTGTGGCAGCACACATTAAAAAGGTAGAGGATAAGACCAGCAGAATTATCGGTAGCTTTGCTCCTCCCACAGCGCGAGGCGTCGTCACCAAGACCGGACTAGACACCGCTCCCATCGTATTCGGACAGTCGGTTACAGTAGGTGCAGATATTACTGTTCAGAACACCGCTCCCACCGTCCGCACAACAGACGCAGGAGACGCTGTGGTATCTGCACCTTACCTGTGCATGGCCTTGCTACGCCTGATGACTAAACCGGTGGAATCCTTTAACCGGTCTTTAACTACCATTAGAACAAGTTACGGGAGATTCTACGGGATGCAGTCAGCGGAAGTCACCAATTTTTCGGCACCGCTTAACTCACTTCAACAGTTATCCACCGGGCTAGACACATATCCGACATGCAATTCGACAATGGCATGGATGATGGGGTTTGCTGAAGGGAGTATCCTCAGAAACAACAAAAATCATGGTTTCATGAGGTTTCTGATCTTTCAGCATGCTGAGATGAGAGGTATGCAGATCTATAAAATGATCCTGACAGCTCTAGCTGGACTGCCAGCCATTACCCCTGCTCAATTTCTGAGAGCTATTGAAATACCTGATGCTGTAAAGGCAATCAAGACAGTGATGAAGATTGCCACCACCCTGGATAAACCGGGGAGACAAGACCCCACCTACTGGTGGAAATATGGGAAGTACATAGAACCATCCTACTTTGTAGATCTAAGTGTGGGTAGGAATACAAAGTTTGCCTATCTAATGGCATGCATCCTCAATGAGATGAGCTTAATCAATGGTCCTGAATATGCCAACCCCAAAAACATAAAGGCTCTTGAGTCCATTAAAAACAACATAGAGCTCACAAACTACTACGAAGGACTTTCAAGGAACTTCTCTATCCTCTACAGGTCCTTGGAGACAGAGAGTGGCATTGGAATAGGTATAGCAATGCAGATGGGAGGAGCCCCCGCTCCCAAGGCAAGAGCACAGAAACGTGCCAATGAAGAAGCACCACCAGCAGCACAGAAGAGAGCCACACCAGCAGCCCAGCAGGACCAGCAAGCAGCGGGGACATCCGGAACAGCATCAGCCACTCCGGTGGATGCAATGAATGCTGCTCTACAATCCGGAGTGCTGGACCAGCTGCCCTAGTCGAGCTAGATGGTAATTGTCCTTTGTTTTATGTTGTTCCGTTTAAATATCTATTGTGTAATAGTATGTGTGTGTGCCTTAATAAAAACCCAACACACTCAATGGAATCCGACAGCGCAACCCCAGGGCAGGGAAAACCCGCAGCCACCGACCACAAACCGCCGGAACCCACCCCCACCACAGCAGCAGACCCCACGAAACAACAAGAAACAAAAGAAAGCCCAGACCAGCACGGAAAAGAAGAACACACAGAGGAGGAGAAAGACAGCACTATAGAATGGGTGTATCCAGACTGGGATGATAATGATAGCGACATCTATGATTTACTCTATGAATGCAACCATGGTGAGTGGGGAAACTGACTGTAGGAAACTACTGCCACCAATATGTTCACAAACTATCTCTTAATAAAAACCCAACAACCACACATGAAGCATGTCAGGGCATGATATCAGTCCTTCGAGAAAGCTTAGAGATAGACACCCCAGCAAGCCACTTGCCCGGTCAGCCCCTTATGACCCAGTAAAACAAGCAAAATACAAAAAACAAGTATTAGAGGGAAACAAATACGAGGACTTTAATCCGCAATCTCTAACAGACATTAAGAACGATAGCAATCCCCCTATCATGGCTCCTGTAAACCCAGAAGGGACAAAATTCTCTGAGTTATGTCAAATGTTAAAAGAGCAGGGAAACACGGTATCTGATAGCGTGATCAGACCTCTGTGGGACGCCACACCAAAAGGACAGACCACAGAGGAAAATGATGACGCAGTCAAAGCTGCAGTAGGATGGTTTAATCTTGGTCAGACGAACTTAGAGACTCAAATAAACCTTCAGAATATGAGATATGCTCAAACCAGTCTGCCCAACTTTGTATCGGGACTAGCCAATACTGCTTCAGCACTGACTTCTGTAGTGCAAAAATTAGAGAACGTGTTGCCTAGTCTTGAAAAGAGTTACCATATCAACAGTATGAGTGAAGCTGACAAAATCAATCTAGCTTTGTCTATTTACAAGAACAAGAACCAGGGGGAGAAATATCGTATGATTTCAGACTTTCTAGTGAATGAGTTAGGCTACTCTGAGTTTTACAATGATATGATGTCCCCTCATTATAAGAACTTTGCTCTACAGCAACTCAGAACTGTCACGCCGGAGATTGTCGCAGCAGTATCGTGTTTTGGACTACACAATTTCCCTAGTCTCAAAGATAGGATGTTGCAGGCACAAAAGACCCTAAGAGATGCAATATCTGGGAGAATGACGGAGAACTGACAACGGTGCTGCATCAAGATGATGACCCGCCCCAATCACCCTCGGAAAGCACTCCGCTACACCATCTATAAGACTATCCCATTGTATCCCTAGTATTATTTCAGTATTATCATGTTCTGCTTAATAAAAACCCAACACATCATAATCATGGCCAAATCCCTGAAACTACCTGACAAGAACCTATCCAGAAATGGGTTAGACATAGTCTTGCCTATAGCCATGGCATCCCAGAATCAATTGGGGGCAATTAATAAATTACTAGGTGTAGCGAAGAGGGGTGATAAGACTTTTGTTCGTTTGAATAGATTTGTTATAAAGTGGAAGCCCACATGCCCACCAGAGATGCCCGGCACATTCGGTTTTGATTTCTATTTTGATGGGGGAGACACAAAATACACAATCATCAAAGGTTCTGGCATGGTAGGTCATGCGGTAGAGATCACCATTTCCACTTCTATCTATATCAGTCTTCACCAGTTGAAATCTTGCCCTTATAAGCTGGATATATCCCCCAATGTAGAGACAGATGGGGCATGCGGATCAGTGTCTATGGAGGTATGGGTATCTAACGGGGAGAAGTACCCAAAACACGGGAAACGTAATGTATCAATTCATATGGATCCTCCAGACAGGCATGGCCTGCCCAGTATCTTCTATCATATAAACCCTAACAATGATCAATATTACACGAACATCCAACAGTTGATACCTATATCGGAAGACATAATTGATGAGTATAGTGCTCTGCTGAGAGATTGTTTTAAGATTTCCGACCCCTCCATAGAGGATGCATTAGTTCTTCGGTACATGATTAATCCTGATGAAGAGATGACCATCCAGGAGCTAAACTCTATGTTGAGAGACAATAAACCGATAACTACAAAAGACTCAATCTATCTGGTGAACTTATCAGTTCGATTCAGCGGATCCACTTATCGCAAGTTTATCAGTGGGATAACAGGACAACTAGAGAAGGAAACTCCCACTAGCACCTCCAGATTCTAATATAATGGGGTTCTATCGTTGTGTTATATGCTTGTTTGTATCATTCTATATCTTAAGTATTATCTATCCTGTAATCATCTTGCTATACTGGTACTTGTATTGGTCATATATTTAAAGTGTATGTTGTATCTCTTCCTTTAATTAATCTATCATGATGGTGTTGTATTCATCTTAATAAAAACCCAACACACACCATGATTTCCATGATAGGTAGTCGCAGGCCTATTCGCCGTGAGGTATACTTAGCTAGCAAAGAAGGAGAAGTTACACTCCAGAAAGAGAAAACAGGAATCTTAATATCTTTAAACTACATAGTAAAAATACACTTGTATGATCTGGTCTTAAGGGATGAGATAGAAAATCAGGGAATATCATATCCAGACCTTTTCAAGTATGTTGAAGATCAGATAGGGTTGCCTCCTAACAATCCTGAGGCCATAATCAGATCACCAGATATGACCAACAGCCAGGTCAAAGAGTTAATAATGCTGGCTAAACTTCATGCTATGCATACAGAAGAGAAGATTACTGTGTTCACTCAGAAGACAGACTTCTCAGAGAAGACACCCACTTTATATCTTAAGGTAGGTGAATCCATACTGAGAAATGATCATGACCCTCATGTCGTGGAGGTGATATACCGTGATTCTGATCCTCTTCCAAAAGGCGAGTATCAGCTCAATATGACAAGACAATACAAGGGAGATAGTGATCAGATAAAATGTGAGATAACATTTGCTATGTTTGTGAGGACTCCCCCTCGGAACAATAATCATGTATCTGCCAGGCTGAATCTCATGGTCTTGTTGAGCAAGTATTCCAATGAACTGAAGAAGACAGTATCTGATCCCTTGAAGAATCTGTTGAAGAGGAAGAGCGACACTACCATCCCGACCAAAACAGATGGATCCAAAAGGGCCTTTCTTCCATCTATGTTGAAGATGTTATCTCCCTAGACATATGCACACCAAGTATTCCACCCTATGATGGAAAAACTACTCACTATTTGTGCAATGTTGCTTATTATGTTACTTTCCTATGTATCTCTCCTATAACAGACTTTTGTACTTTCTTAATAAAAACCCCAACAGCATCCATTCAAAATGTTTTCTCTACTCAACGTAACAGTCTTTCTTGCTTGCCTCACTGCTATCTTTGCAGAGTTTATCCCCAACACTGGTACCCAGGGGACAGTAGTCAATCCTCCCGATGGGACCACACCTCCCTCTGCTCCCACCCTTCCCACACCCCCACCTCCTAGATATGATCCTGGTCTTGCTGCTTACAAAGAGACCCACTCAGATACAATGTATGATGTCAACCCAGTATATCAGTGTAATCAGACAGGGATAGGATATTCTGTGTCGGAATGGTATGGAATCTGCAAAGATCAGTGTTCTTCCTCCACCAAAAGATCAATCTGGAACATCAGTCTATTCGACTATCAGAACTTTGTTGCATCAATCCCAGTATTTGCCACTACCATCCTGAGTGTAACCAAAACATCTCATGTAAGTTTCTTTGGAACTTGCCTTGCTTATGTATCAGACGAGCGTGCGATAGATATGAATTACACTGATTTCATATCGCATATTCCGAGATTGTTAAATTCTACATCTCTGCGACCTGGGGACACTTCTATAGTGGATGACACATCGTCAGCCGATTGCTCATATTGGTCCGATAATACCAGAGTAGGCAATATCTTTACTATGGATACAGATGTTTGGTCCCTAACCATAACCATCACAGGTGATCTCCTAATTAAGAACCCTTATTCTCTATCCTATACCCCTTACAATGAGTCTGCTGTATTTTTCAACGGGAAGTGGTTTTTCTGGGACTCCCGAGACACCCACAGTGCACCAGAGTGTGCTCTTTCCCCTGCTGGAGATGATAGCTGTTCCTTAAATGCCAACCTAGGGATATTATCATGTGAAAGATCAGGGATAATCATCAACTTGAATGGCCTCAGGAGCTTGGATAATACATGTGTGGGATCTGTTAACATATCATCTAACAATGTACCCTTCCGAATATCATCATCTCTCCAGCATGACCCAGTCAGATCTAAGCTGTATGACTTAATGAGCTCTACTAGTCCTAGCTACACAGGAATCACAGCATTACTTGAGACCATTGGGGATACAATTGATACCTTGGAGAGCACATACTGTTCTGCACTGTGTGATTTATCAGATAGATCATTCCAGACCATAGTTGACGATGAAGATGTTGTTGACACACCGAACGGACCTTGGTTACCTGTGCAAGATCAAGAGATCATCAGGCTTGTTCCATGTGGTGCAGACATCAACTGGTTGATATATATACCTCTGACTGTTTGTGTTGGCTCCAATTTGGTAAAGATAAGTCGTCTGGGGTCATCTGATGCTCATTGGTGGGATCCTCAAAAAACTTACTATGATCCACAAGAGTCTTGTGATCATGAATCTGTCAACAACTATGACTCCCTGACCAGGAGAAGGCAGAATATAAGTATAGTGTTTTGGAGAGGAACAGCTGTGTTATCTTACCCATACACAGGACCTATCATTTGGATTCCACGAGGAAACCCCAATTCTATCCGAAGCTCGAAATGGTTTCCTCAGATTAAAAATATCTCTGACAAGGCTAGTCTCACAATGTCTACTTTGAGTGCAACTATTACCCAGAGTATAGGAAGAAGCATAAACACCTCCAGGGATGATAGTTACATTGATTACTCTACTAACCAGATCAGTTTCCTGGCTGGCAAAATCTGGACAGACATCTGTATAGCAGCCTCTAGTGTGTGGAACTTCGCTACGGGGACATTGAAGTATGGAACTGCCATAATTATGGCTTTGGTAGCCACCTACATAGGAGGAACCTTGTTCCGCATCCTGACAGCCCCTCGCAGATCTTCCAGCTGGGCCGACATGTAATGTAATCATAGTAATCAACTATTGTATTGTATTATGTGCTCTTAATAAAAACCCAACTAATTTGAATTACATTTTCTATTCTCACTGCATATATTCCGTCCGTTGTATTAGGGTTGTGTTAGTGGTAAGTTTTTATGGAAGATTGGGAAGAGAAAGATAGTTACAATTATGATGATGATGATGTGTGGGGAGGTAGTCAGTCCGAGGATATGCATGAAGGGGGTGATTATCATCTGCAATCAGCTCTCAAAACCCGTAGATGATTACCGGAAAAACTTTATTTTTAAGAATGAGGAAGCTAAGATTAGATCAGTTGTTGGGGACATGGGGGCACTCCTTGATAATATTACATGTATAAGTTTCTGGTGGAAATTGGCAACTCTCAACACTCGTCTGAATGAAAATTACATTATGTCTGATCTGACTGTCCATGGCCTCCTCGCTGTGAATACCGGGATGATAGGGGATTTAGTTCGGTCTGAGATGAGGGTGGTTTATCAAGGAGATGTCTTTCCAGATGTAAATATGTCAAGGTACGTCTCCTCCAGGATACAGCATGTGACTATACTTTATCCGAATCTAATATGGGTGACCAGACTGATGTGCTTTGTATTATTGATGAAGAATAACTTGAAGACAATAAGAGCGAAAGGTACTTCCATCTTCCCCAACCTAGAACATTTCAGCTTAGTAGGGGAAAACGCTGTCGTGCAGGTTGAGCCTAGCTTCTTACTAACATTCAATACAGATTTGTTACACATAAATGTAGGGGGGAGGAGGTTCTGGTGTCCAATGCAGTATTTCATTAATGCTTCTGATAAGATCCAGGAGAGGCATAATGTGCTTCTGTATGTCTCACTCTGTAATCCTCTTATACCTCGATTATCCCCTTCTGTCGATATGGTAATCAGAGTCATCGAAATATTTGACAGGCTACTAGCTCGGTTGGGAAACGAAGGATATTCTGATGTATCTGTATTTGAGGCACTTATTGTCGGGATAATCATTGACAGAGATGATCCTGATTTAATCTTATTGCCGGGGGAATTCACCAGAAGTATCATCAATGACACCTCAGAAATGGGCAGGGCATATGTCGAGGAGATGCGTGAATATCTCCTTAATCTATCGGTAGATCAGCTTGCGGATTTGCATGGTTTGTACAGGATATGGGGCCACCCTGTGATAGATATTGATGGAGGGCTGGAGAAGATGAAGAACATTTCACTTAAAGAGAAATACACAGATGAAGCCTTGGGTAGAACAGTTGGGCAGAAGTTTAAAGAAATCTTTTTCCAAAATTACCGTGCGAAACATGGGTTTTATCCTCCCCATAGATTACCAGGAGATCCTGATAGTGCCAACGACGATGAAGATGATGAGATACCCCCTGCAACATACTTGACAACATGCCTTGCTACAGGGAAACCATTCTCAACCTCCAATGTAGGTTACAAGTTAGAGGATTGGGATACTGTCATACTGAAGAAAGCATTTGAAATTCCTTACTCTTGGAATATTGTGCACACAATCAAGGATAAGGCGCTCTCTCCTAACCGGGTGGAACTCTGCAACAATCTAGTATCGAGGGGTCACGTGTTCAACCAAAATATGAGAAGGGTGATTCTTAAGACAATCTCAACCCCCATGAAGCCCATGAGGGATTTCTTGAAGTCAGTGGCAGCTTTTGGCCTGGCATTGGTGTTTCTCCTGATAGGGTTGTATCCGAAAGAGCGTGAATTGAAGGTGCTACCTAGATTCTTCTCTTTGATGACTCATGAACTTAGGTTGTACTTTACTGCCACTGAACAGTTGCTGAATGATAAGATCCTCAAGTATTTCCCAGAAATTACCATGTCTCTCAATCTGCTAGAGATGCAAAAGAAGATGGGCAAGATGTCAGGCATGCAAAAGACACAATCAGTCTCAGTCACATATGTCGTCAATATGGATTTTGTCAAATGGAACCAACAGATGAGGAAGAATATATGTACTTATGTCTTTAGGCCATTAGGTGAGCTATTTGGGCTGCCTCTCCTCTTTGAGAGGACTCATTATCTACTTGAGAAGTGTGTTATATATTTGTCTTCTGGAGAAAGAGAGTTAATTCCTGACTCAGAGAAAGGGGTGAAGGTAGACAACAAATATGTATGGGAGAATGATGGTTCAGGCAAGGAAGGTCTACGGCAAAAGGGATGGACAATCATGACAGATTGTGACATCAAACTGGTGGCGGACAGATTAGGAATGAACTCATCTCTGGTGGGGGGAGGGGACAATCAGGTGTTAACAATAACACTGACGACCGAGGATGTAGGGGAAGACGGGAATGTCAGTATAGAGGGTAAGCAGAAGATCAAAGAAAGGATGCGGGTATTCATGGAGGAGTTGCAGAAACATTTCGATAAGAGGGGTCTTCCCCTGAAGACCAGTGAGACATGGACTAGCACATCCTTGTTTATGTATAACAAGCACATGTACCACAACGGCAGGCCTTTGAGAACTGTTCTCAAGCAGATTAGCAGATGTTTTCCTTTCTCCAATTCATCGATCATGTCCTCTTCACTCATGTGTAACAGCCTAAGCACCACATTGAAATCCGCAATGCAGAAAGAGCATTTCCTTGTGGGAATCTTAACGATGAAAGCCATGTGGGGAATGTATATTTCGAACCTAGCGGTCAACATGAACCCTCTGTTTTATAGCACTAGGGGATGTCTGTTATCCGGAAAATATACCATCACAAGAAATCGAGTAGATGAACAGAGTAATGTTACAGAAAGGAATTTGGAGATGCTGTGGGCTAAGATTATGTATCTACCCTCCGTTATGGGGGGACCCGGGGTAGCCAATTGCTTCAACCTCACACAGAGAGGGTTTCCGGATGCAGTGACTGAGGGGTTCTTATTCTTACAGCGGTTACATGCGGAAATGCACATGATCAACCCGAAGATGGGGGCAGCAGTTGGGGAACTCTTGGGGATGTCTTTCAAGAAGGAGCCCAATTTCGAAAAGCTTGTAGAAGATCCTGCATCTCTATCTCACGATGCACCCTCACACAGCACCTCTGTACTGAGGGAGAGAGCCAGGTCCGCCGTTATGGAGATGGCACCAGGAGTCAACAGAGAGTTTGTTGATTTAATGAAAGTGGCTGATAAGAATAAGGAACTTGAGTTCTACAAGAGCTTGTGCTCAGGGGAAGAAATTGACCCAAAGGTCCTGCATGAAATAGCAAAGTCTTCTATGTATGGAGTGACTAACAGCTTATTATCTCGTGTTGATAAAACAAGAACAATAAAGCGTATGAATGAGACTGTGAGTGTAGTTTCTGACATTGCTGCTGCAGAGGAGAAGTATATCGGATATCTTCTAGTCAGAGATAACAAGCCCCATGATCTCAAGTTGACAGGTTGTACTAGAGTCCTTGCAGATGTTGCAAGGCAGATGTCATACGGGAAGAGAATACTAGGTACAACTGTACCTCATCCTGCAGAATACCTGGCAGTTTTCCCTGCTAGTCATCCTGAATGTATGACAGGTTTCATCTCGATGAGAGTCCAACCATCCACAAAAGATGAACGAATGACATCTACAGGCCCCTGTAAGCCATACTATGGATCTTATACAAAGGAAAGATTCAGGGCAACCGAGATTGCATCCGCATATGGTGATGAAGATGTGCTAAAGAGGGCTACCAATATACAGAAGCTAATTGGGTGGCGATATTCTGCTGAGTCGATGTTTGGTGAATTGATTACTGCTGTGTTCCGAGCTGTTACCAACATTGACCCCACACACCTGAGGGTGAGGGAAGAGGTGATAAGAGGTAGCTATGATCACCGCAGAAACACAGACAGCAACACACACGGGGGCATTCCGAACTTCCTGAACACCATCAGTACATATCTAAGCATATGTACATCCACTTGGACAGAACACTCCAGATCAGGAAGGAATGAGTATATTCATTTCCAGGCTTGCATTATCACATGCATCCTCAAGATGATGCCCATGTTGACATCAAACCACCAGTTCCCAAGGATACAAGAGTTCCATGCCCATGAAACCTGTGGAACATGCATCACTGAGATTGAGAACATTGATCCGATCCGAACCGCCCCCAAGAGACCTGTAAGTTTTCCCACTTTGGTAGGAAATACCTTAGTTTATATGGATGCGGAAGATGTGAGGATAGATTACCACAAGAAGGTACTCATCGAAGAGACAAATACCATAGCACCTTTGCTGATGAGCTCTGAGATGCTGGATGGTGAGATTAATCTACTTGAGGACTGTGTGAGCACCATGCTGATCCTGGAATCCTATGGAATAAAGCATCATACAGCGAAGAGTTACATGATACTCGCTAGAGAAAGAATAGATCTGGGATTGTGTCTTACACGTTTCAGGGAGAAGTCAGTGTCTCTGCGGGTGCTGCTACCTTTCCTTACAACAGTCATACCCGGTTCCTTGAACGTCCTGTGCGACACTCCTGCAGGCTACATAGAAAAGTTCAACACTCTAGGGTGGACTACTGAGGGGAAAATAGAGGGCTCTACATCTTCTTTCAGGATCGATTTTTGGGATCGAGACATTCCCGTGAGCTACCTATCCACAATAAATAGCACCCTTGGGGGAATTCCCATGCAGGTGGCTATGCACATAGTAGGGAGGTTCCCTAGAGTGCTGTCCTGCTTAGATTGTCTTGATATCTTAAGGAAAATGATTCACCAGACAGCACAATTCTCAGTGAACATAACTCTCTGCGCCATCCACAACAACATGATGAAAAGGCTCCCTATTACTAATGTGCATCCAGACAATGTCTTGAAGGGTAGGCCAGTATCAGATGAGCCTGATCTATATGGTCTGACACCTGGAACAACAGAGATACAACAGGTACTACCATCTGATGAATCGGACATGGTGGAACTACCGAGGCCTACCAGACTGCAAGAAGTGGGAGAGCTTCTGCACAACAACCTCTGGTCCAATCTTATTCAGAATTTCATAACCAGTGTCTGGATAGACAGGATAATCATAGATAACACGTTGGAGGCATTGGAGATGCTGATGGGAGCGCTCAAGATAAGAGAAGGGTTCCAGAAAGATATCTATATCCTGGTTGATGAGTTGTCCCAAGAAGAGACAGGGGTAATCTATGAGAAGTTTCGATCATCCAGACTTCGGGGTTGTCGGGTTGTGATCATATATGATACTGCTGATATACCTTCAGGGGATATGCTTCTAATATCTCAATCTGAGTCCTGGAAGCAGGATGAAACTGGCGGGAAAGAAGTATATGTCATCTATGGCGGATCTCAGCTCAACAGGATGGAAGACGATATGAAGAGGAGAATAGAAGAGGTGTACCACGACAACAGCTTGATACAGACATCTTTCCTGTCTGTCGTTCATCTTGGTGCATACCCTCGGCATACAGTAAACCTATCTGCCCTAGCTGCAGTGATGAATCAGGGTGAAGTTTTTGAGAGTGATAGATATGGTGGTAGAAGTGGAAGATCGCTGTTCACTACATTGTCTGGCACGAGGGGATTGGTTTCCAGATATCGCTTCAGAACAAGGTATGAGATGATCAATCTGTTCCAGAGGGGGTTGGAAAAGATAGAAAAGATTGACACCTTTCAGAAGGGAAGAGTGAAGACCCCTAAGATCCAGATGGAGCTGATGTTGCTGTATGTGTCAGCTGTTGCTCACTGCCCCGATGATCAGTCCGAGTTTGTGAAGAGGATAAAGAGGATGAGACTGGATTCAATAAGAGGAACCATCAAACCGGCACTTCGGCGTGCAGCTTTGGAAAGTCTTGCTAGCAGATTCTATCTGGGAATGAGGGACTATCTCTCCAAAATAGAACATATACAATTTCACATAGATGATCTCTCTCAAGGAATAAACTTTAAAACTCAAAGGAGAGTAGGAGTGAATCTGATCGGAAGTATGTAAGAAAACTCTTAACAAAAACCCAAATTTCTGGCTGGGACCCGGTGGGTGGGGTCTTAATGGGGTTGCTCCACCTAGTGGGCGTCTGCCTCAGCAGCCTGTAGCTCTTCGATGGGTTGGT